GTGCCAGGTCGTCAGCGCCTTACAGAAAAGATTGCTCGCAACGCAAAGCCCACGGTGCGCCAATACCAACTGTTTGACAGCGTGGTCCCCGGCTTTGCACTGGTGATTTACAAATCCGGCACCAAGGCGTTTAACGTGTCCTATCGGGTGGGAGGCCGCCAGCGCCGTTACACCATTGGCCAGTGGCCTGCCTGGAGTGTTGTGGCAGCCCGCGAACGGGCCAAGACCATTCGCCGGGAGATTGAACTCAGCTGCGATCCGCTGGGCAACCGGCAAGCAGAGCGGGTTATCCCTCATGTGAGCGATCTTATTGAGCGCTATAAGGACGAGCATCTGCCCAAGCTGGCAGAACGTAATCAGGCAGACCAGATCTCCATGCTGACCAAGCTGGTGCTGCCGACATGGGGCAACCGGCCCGTACGGGACATCTGTTCAGCAGATGTCAACAAGCTGCTGTGTCAGGTGGCAAGCGGGCGTCATCGGCCTGCCAGGACGAACAAGCAGCGAAGTAAACAAAAGCACCAGGACAAACCCAAGCCTACCCCGATCCGCGCCAATCGGCTGGGCGAGATCCTGCGCAAGATGTTCAATCTTTCGGTGCAGTGGAAGATGCGGGAAGACAATCCAGCAGATGGGTTCCACAAGCGTCCAGAAAATGCTCGTGAACGGTTCTTGTCTTTGGACGAGATCAACCGTCTGTCTGCGGCGTTGGAGAACAGCACGGATACGCGCGGAGCTGATGTCATCCGTCTGTGTCTGCTCACCGGGGCACGCTTGGGCGAGGTGCGCCATGCCCGCTTTGAACAGTTCAACCTGGACCTGCTCATATGGCTCAAACCAGCTGCTGCCACCAAACAGCGCCGCACGCACCGCCTGCCCATATCACTTGAGGTGGCCGATCTTGTACGACGCCGTCAAAGTGCTGTGCCCAAGGACTGCCTCTGGCTGTTTCCAGGTGATGTGCCCGGCAAACCTGTTCATGAGATGCGCCGCTACTGGCAAGGTATCTTGAAGCAAGCAGATATCAGTGATGTGCGCATTCATGATCTGCGCCACACCTTTGCCTCCCTGCTTGTCTCCGGTGGAGCTTCATTGGAAGTCATTGGCAAGCTTCTGGGTCATACTCAGATGAGCACCACTCAGCGCTATGCGCACTTAATGGAGTCTCCCTTACGCGAAAGCGTCAATGCAGTCGCTGGCTATGTAAAGTCCAAACCATCTCAACACACACAACAGGTTACTTCGCTTCCACCTCAACTACCTGCTTCAACGCCGCCCGTTCTTTCCGCAACATCTTTAAACGCTAGTTCTCCCGCGCCGTTTTCAGGGCCTGCCAAAGAGGCTGAATACGGCGGCGGATGGTACTCATATCAGGCGCCTCTCCACTTGCAGAGGCCTCAATAAACCAGTCCTGCATCGCACTGGCGAGCTCATTCAAAGTATTTGGAACACCTTGTGTAAACAGATGGACACACAGCGGTGCCCACATCCCTTCCCAGTCATATTTGGGCTCACGCCCACCCCGATCACCGCTTTGACCACCACGCTGACCAAGGCCATGCTTTTCTTCAAACCGATAAAGATCAGTCGCTGGAATCCATAGCTCATTGGGCTGCACGGCCAGGCCTTGCCTTGGGCAGGTGACATAAAGCAGTTCAGCACCTTTCTTGCGCAAAGGGATCACGCGGTGCACAAGGCAGGCGCGTGCAGGCACTCCCGCGGTTCCCAGCATTTTGAACAGGTCCGATCCGCACAGCTCCACCATCCCACACACTTTTTGTGCCCCGCACACAACCAATGGCGTGCTGGTGACAAGGCGAAACCGCCGTGCTTCCGCCCAACCTGCAATGGTGGCAAGCGGCACGCCCCAGCGCGCCTCAGCTTCAAAAACTGTAAAATACTCCTTTGATGGCAGCGCCATTGGTCTTCCTCCTCACGCACACCAAACATCATGAAGAAAAATTGAGGCACGAGGCAAACGCTCGGGCCTGCTACTGGCTAGTGAAGCCCTAGGCAGTTTTAGACTCCTGTGGCATCCAGCTTCTATTGGGCCTCATCAAAGAACACATCACCGCATGTAGTTCGCATCCAGCCTGCCGTTTAGGTCAGGCAATTTCCAGAAAAACTTAATACCTTTACCGGCTTACAACAGGCCAGTTTCTCAAATCAGCACGTCCAGCAGAGTTGATTTGACCAGAATATCAACTGTTTGAAATACTGAAGGTTTTTGCTGCAACTCGAATTCTAAAATTGACCATTGATATTTATGGGATATTCCAAATCTTCATGAACTCACAGGGGCAGTTGCGGCCTTTGGTTTGAGGCCTCCGATGCATCGGCTGGATTACCGGGGAGCAGCCTTAAGAAACAGTCCAGTTGTCCTCAATAGGCGCTGCCTTAATGTTTGAACGCCTATGAACGCCTTTCACTGCCTTTGAACGCCTATACGCCCATTTGCTCTCCATGCTTAGCTTTTCCGCAAACCGTTTGAGCCCAAGCGGTCCTGCTTTGGAGGAGCACATGGAAGACAACGTCCCTACCCCGGAACTTGAACAAACAGAACCTAAGGCCATCCTTGATGGCTGGATGACACGCGCAGAGCTGGCCAAAGAGCTTGGCGTTTGTGTTGATACGCTGGGCCGCTGGCAGACCATGCGCATTGGCCCACCGTGTGTGCGTACCGGGCGCCGGGTATTTTATCGCCGCACCTCTGTCACCGAGTGGCTGAGGCAAAAGGAAATCCGTGAGAACAGGATTTCGAACCTATGAGCGTTCAAGCGATCACCTGGGCTTATGGGCGGAGCGACATCACCGATCCAATCGAGAAGTTTATACTCATCACCATCGCCAACTTTGCAGATGAATACGGCCTGTGCTGGCCCTCGCAAGCCACGCTGCAGGAGGCGTGCTGCTGCTCGGAGCGCAAGCTGCGCAACTGCCTGAATGACCTGGAAGCGCTGGGGCTGATCACCCGCTACCAACGTCGCCGTGCCAATGGCTCTCGCAGGTCCGATATTTTCGTCCTTACTGGCTTTGACGGACGCAGGGCCATTCCCGATCAAAATGACCATCCTGCGCTAGAAAATCTGGAGGTGACCAAACCGAGAACACACAAGCGGCATGGTGTGCCGGAAGGACCTGCCAGCAACCGGCACGTGGTGCCGCACCAACCGGCATGTGGTGCCGCTACCAACCGGCACGTGGTGCCCCCCTTGAACCGTCACTTAGAACCATCAAAAGAACCTTTTCCCCCTATCCCCCAAAACCCGGCCTGTGAGCAACTTCAGGCAAAACCCAAAGTGCCAGCCAAGGAGAAATCCCATGAGCAATCTGTTCGATCCCATGAACCCACCCAGCGCAAAAAATCCATTTCCCATGTTTGGCAGAGAGCCTGGGATGAGGCTCTTGCAGCAGCTGGTAGCAACGCGATCAGAACGACGTCAGGCGCAACGAACAGCTCAGGAGAGTGAGGAATTGGAGCAACTCCTCAGCACACTCACACAGGCCAATGCTCCTGGAGGGGCAAAGCCGGTGAGCCTCGCTGTGGGACAATTGCTCAACCATTACCCGCAGAAACGGCTCTCACCAGAGGCCATCACTCAGCTCATCGAGGACTGGATCCAGGACTTGGGCAGCTATCCAACAGACGTGATCTTTGCCGCCTGTCAGGCTTGGCGACGCAGCAGCAAAACGATAGCTCCCACACCCGGCCAACTGATCACCCTGGCTGAGCCCATCATGGCAGCCCGCAACTTCCACATCCGCGTGCTGCACAGCGTTCTGGAAGCGCAGGAGGCCACTACCGAGGAGGTTTCATGACACTCAGCACCACAGAGATCGTCGACCGACTGGAGCTTGCTGCCAGCACGTTACGGCGGCTGCCCAACCCACCACGCTCAACACCGCGGCGCGATGGCAACACCTGGCCACAAGTCATCCATGATGTTCATGAAGCCTATGGCTACAACAAAACCCAAATCCGGGCGGTGCCCAGCGCCAAAGACATTCAGCTCATGGAAGACGCCATTGATTGGCTACGATATGTCCCTCAGCCTGATGACCGGAAAATCCTTTGGATGCGGGCGGAAGGTTTCCGCTGGCGACCCATCTGCATTCAGGTCGGGCTCACCCGTTCTACCGCTCACCGGCGTGCTGTGGCGGCTGTTTTGACGATACAACGCACGCTTTGTCGCCAACGCTGATAGACCAACCTGTCTTACCACCAGTACTCAGGACCGGCTAATGCTATGGGTTTGTGGAGGAATTCAGTTTCCTTGCATTGACACCTTGCGCCATTCATCGCATGGTCATCTTGAGGCATCACAACCTCTACGAAGCGGTCACCGCAGCCGTTAATTGTCGGTCATTTTGTGTTTGGAGTTAGTTCTCCTTACGCAAACTCTCGCTTATGGGCGGGAGGGCGGTGAATACAATACCCCTTCGCGGGGGAATAAACCCGCCTGTCTTCGTCAGGTTGTGAACCTCCCGCTCACCAGTGGGTTGTCACAAGTCTTCTGCTGAGTGGTTTGTTCAACAAGCCAACGAAGAGGGCTTTGATATGACTGAAACTGGTAAAGAGAAATGTGCCCATACGTCCCTTCGCAATGAAGTGGATCAGCTTCGATTATCAACCAACCACCTCAAAAATCTAGTCTATTCCATGAGCGTGGTGATGAGCGAACGCATGGAGCATACCCAGGAATATGAAGCGTTGCTGACGCTGTTTGATACTGTGCGCAATCACATTGAAGACGTACAAGGTAGTAGCGAGAAGATATCCGAGCTGCTTGAACCTTGCGCACTGGAAGTCTCAAAAGACTAAAAAGCATTGGAATGCCGAGAGGTTCTGCCTCTCATGGAATATTCTGGCTTGGGAGGCGCAGTGCCTCTCAGGCCTTTTTGAGTTTGACCTGAGTTTTGAAAGCTCATCCATAGACCGGGAAGGTGCATCACTAGAGACCCGGAAGGGGTATTGGCCTCCATTGCCTCAGATCAGGCTTCTGGCTGAACCACCCTGCCAAAAGGCAAACCCCGCACGAGGCGGGGTACAATCCGTATCCTGAAATCTGCCTGGCTCAAATCAGCCCGAGTTCTCGCAGTGTGGTTGCTGCATCAAGAAGCTGGTTGGTGTTCACTTCCACCGTGAGTGTCATGCTGTCTGCATTGACCCGCGCTTTGACCGCGGCTTTGTCGTCGAGTGCGTGGGCAATCGGGTCGCAGGCCTCATATGGCTGATTTGCGTTAAACCCTGCCTTGGCTATGTCGTGTGCTGCAATTCTGATTGTGCTGGTTCTCATAGAACTTCCTCCACTTTAGCAGGCACCCTGCCCGCCTTCACGATCGCAACCCCGCACTACTGGCGGGGTCAGGCTTCTTGTGAGGTGATAGGCTTAGCTTTCCAGTTCAGCTGCCAGCTTGTCTCTGGCGGCGCCTAGCATGTCCAAGTAGGCACCGCCGCGGTGTAGGATGATCTTACCCGCCCACAGCTCCTCGGCGTTCTTGTCGCCAAAAACCTCACGCATTTCTTCATTGGTGTAGCGTAGGATTTCTGAACCCCATTGGGGGTGTTCCATGTAGATGTAATTCACGTGCATGGCGCTTGCTCCTCTCTATCTCTTGTGCCTCCTACACATGGCCTGAGTTCGGTTTTCCCGGTACCGCGCAATGCCATACCAGTCTGTACAATCAAGGGCTCACAAGTGCCATACCGTTGGTTTTGTGGGTGTATCGGCGCCTGCGAAGTGTGGCTGGTGCGCGCTTTAAAACAAGAGGTGTCTTACGTGCTCGTGCCGCCTGTTGCTGGCTGGTATCGTCTCGCACCCACTTTGATCTGGGTTCAACTGCATTGCGCCGCACTCCCTTACAAATGACCCCGTACTTCTGGCGCGACAGAATCGGGCTCTCTCGGGCAGTTTATCGCTATGCTCGGCGGTGCCGTGGTCTCCTCCTCCAGCCGCAGTCAAGCCGTGCAATATCCTCCTCGCAATCCCATACCATGCTTCCCCTACCCCGGCTTTTGGGTCCTTCCGGGCCGCAATCGTATGCGGTGGGGCTTTGCGCACCAGATCGCCAGTTACAGAGGAAAAATTTGGGTTCGCACTTTGGGTTCGCGGTTCGCACCTGGCGGAAACGAATGAAAGCGCTGCATTGCAACATTCCTGATTAAGGCACTGTTGAATCAAGAATTTCTGCAACGACGTTCTTACTTCGAAATCAGCTCAAGGGTGCGAACCTAGAGTTTTGGGTTCGCAGCTTAGGTTCGCACTTAAGGTTCGCGGGTTCGCACCCTGAATTCCATGGTTCGCACTAGGCCAACAGGAGCTGACCTTTGCAAGTCGAGATGATGTCTATCGCAGCACTGGTGCCTTATGCGGGCAATGCAAGAACGCATCCCGATTGGCAGATTACCCAGATTGCAAGCTCGATCGCTGAGTTCGGATTTACCAACCCGATCCTGATTGGTGCTGACAACGACATCATCGCCGGCCACGGGCGCTTACTGGCAGCACAGCGATTGGAACTTCCTGACGTTCCCGTCATCCGGCTTGCGCATCTATCCGAGCTGCAGCGCCGAGCACTCATCATTACCGATAATAAGATCGCCGAGAATGCAGGTTGGGATGAAGCCTTGCTGCGTGAGGAACTGGCAGCGCTCAGTGATGATAGTTTCGATCTGGATGTGCTCGGGTTTTCTGATGAGGAACTCGGCGAGATTCTGGGGTTTGGAGGTGAGAACGCCCCTCCTCCTCCTCCTGGCGATGTGGACTATATTCCCTCTCCCGAACCGGTTCATGCTTCAGTTCCCGGTTCCATCTGGCTCTTGGGCGAGCACCGCCTCATGTGCAGTGACAGCACCTCATCAGACCACATGAACGCGCTGTGCGACGGAGAGCTGGTCGATGCGGTCTGGACCGACCCGCCCTACAACGTCAATTACGAAGGCGCCGCAGGAAAGATCAAGAACGACAATTTGAGCCGTGGCGATTTTCGAAAGTTCCTGCTGGATGCGTTTTCCTGCACTGCCTCGGTCATGCGTGCCGGAGCGCCCATCTATGTAGCTCATTCAGAGACTGAAGGCTTGAGTTTCCGACGAGCCTTTGTCCAAGCCGGCTTCAAGCTCTCCAGTTGCCTCATCTGGGTTAAGCCTGCTCTCGTTATTGGCCACGCCGACTATCAGTGGCGCCACGAACCTATCCTCTACGGCTGGAAACTTGGAGCCTCTCATAGCTGGTATGGCGGGCGCACCAACACGACTGTATTCGAGGACGATGGCAAATCCTTGCGGGTGATGCCAGATGGTAGCTTACAGATCGACCTGAGTGATCAAGTGGTCGTCGTTGAAGGTGAGAACATGACCATGCGCTCACTCGATAGCACGGTTATCCATCACGACAAGCCGGTCAGAAGCGCAGAGCACCCAACCATGAAGCCGGTTTCCCTCATTCAGCAGATGTTGGAGAATTCAACCAAGCAAGGTGACCTCGTGCTGGATCCGTTTGGCGGTTCCGGCTCCACATTAATAGCCTGCGAGAAGCTAAGGCGAAAAGCGCGTCTGATGGAACTGGATCCCAAGTACTGCGATGTGATCGTCACCCGCTGGCAGGAATACACCGGCAAACAAGCAACGCTTGCAGATGATGGCCGCTGTTTTAATGACATCAGAGCATTGGTCAGTGGTTAAAGCCTGTGAGCAATACAGCCCAAACGACCAATCAACGGACCAGACCCATGGGATTATCTCGGCGCGCATATGCGCAGCATCGCAAAGCTTTGGGTTTACCCGGTGCGACCGATATGGCCGTTCGCAAAGCCATTCAGTCCAGCAGGATCACGTTGGAAGCGGATGGCAGTATCGATCCGGCCAAAGCAGACGCGCAGTGGGCAGCATCAACAGACAGTGCGAAACGCAGACAGCCCAAGCGCTCAGGGACACGTCCGTCCGAACCCAAGGCAGCTCCTGCCATTTCCGAAGGTTCCGATCCCATAGGTGCCTCCCAAGGCATCACCTACGCCAAGGCACGGGCTGCCAATGAAGCTTTGAAGGCACAGCGCTCCAAACTGCTTCTGCAACAGCTTAAGGGTGAGCTCATTGATCGTCGTGCGGCTGTAAACCATGTATTTGACCTCGCCCGCAAAGAGCGAGATTCATGGCTGCAACTACCCGCTCGTGTTGCCGCCAATATGGCAGCTGAGCTGGGCGTCGATGCCCATAAGATGGAGTTGCTGCTTGATGAGGTTATTCGCGACCATTTAGCCCAGCTTTCTGAAATCAAGATAGAGCTCGGTGGGTGAGTATCAGGGCACAAGTGACATTCAAACCGCCTGGCTTTCGGGACTGGCCCCGGATCCGGCGCTTACAGTTACCCAGTGGGCGGATGCCAAACGCTACCTGTCGTCCAAAGGAGCAGCTGAGCCCGGCAAATATGTAAGCAGCCGCACCCCGTTTATGCGCGCCATTATGGATGCGCTCTCGCCCAGTCACTGGGCTCAGAAGATCATCTTTGCCAAATCCGCTCAGGTTGGCGCGACGGAGGCCGGCATCAACTGGATCGGGCACACCATGGAGGTGGCGCCCGCTCCATTTTTAGCCGTGCAAGCCAATGAGACCACTGCCAAGCGGTTCTCCCGTCAGCGGGTGGATCCGATGATTGAGGCAACACCAACGATACGAGGGATTGTGGCCCCGGCCAAGTCGCGAGACAGCGGCAACACACAATTAGAGAAAAGCTATCCTGGCGGGCATCTCTTCATTGCCGGCGGCAACTCAGCGGCAGGCCTCAGGTCTATGCCAATCCGCTATGTGCATCTGGATGAAGTGGATGCTTACAAAGATGATCTGGATGAGGAAGGCGATCCGGTCACCTTGGCTGAAGCACGCACCCATACGTTTGGCCGGCGCAAGAAGATCTACATCTCGTCTACGCCAACCATAAAAGGGGCCTCGCGCATCGAAGCAGAGTTCGAGCTGAGTGACCAGAACCGCTACTTCGTGCCCTGCCCCCATTGTCTGGGCTTACAGGTTCTAAAATTCGAACGCCTCAAATGGGATTGGGGCACCCCGCGTTCCGTTCGATATCTTTGCGAGCATTGCGACCAGCCAATCGAGGAACGCTTTAAGACCTGGATGATGGATCCTGAAAACGGAGCGTGTTGGCAACCAACCGCAGACCCGGAGCTGATCCACAAAGCTCATGAGGCTGGTATTGTCGGGTTTCATATCTCAGGGCTTTATTCTCCCATTGGCTGGCTGTCCTGGGAGGCTATTGCCCGCTCCTGGGAAGCAGCGCAAGGCAAGGACGCATTGCTCAAAGCGTTCAAGAACACCACCCTTGGCGAGACCTGGGAAGAACAAGGCGAAGCACCCGACTGGCAAAAGCTTTATGAGCGCCGCGAAAGCTTCAGGCTTGGCACAGTTCCGGAAGGCGGATTGGTGCTCACCATGGGCGTTGATGTTCAGCGTGCTGGACGGTTGGAAGCGGATGTCTGGGCCTGGGGTCGAGGTGGGACAAGCTGGCTTATCGATCACATCACACTGGATGGTGATGTCAGCAAAGACGATGTTTGGATTGAGCTTACCGAGCTTTGTGCCAGCACCTGGCCGCATGCAAGCGGCGTACCCATGTCCGTTGCCCGTGTCGGCATTGATACGGGCGATGGCATGACGGTGGATTCCGTTTATGCCTGGGTGCGCAAGATGGGTCGCGGCCAGGTGATCGCCTTGAAGGGCCGTGGCGGGTTTGATCGCATCGCGCCCGTCGATGGGCCAAGCTATGTGGACGTGACTGAGGGCGGGCGCAAAATCTCCCGCGGAGTGGCTCTTTGGAATGTGGCGGTTTCCGTCTTCAAACTGGAGACCTATCGCTATTTCCGCTTGAATGTGCCCACCGACGAGGATCTGGCTCTTGGCAAAACCTATCCAGATGGTTTCATCCACGTGGGTCAGGGCGTCAGCGCTGAATGGTTCAAGCAGATAACTGCCGAGCAGCTGGTTCAGCGCAAGAACAAACGCACCGGATTTGCCAAATCAGAATGGGTCAAAACCCGAGAACGAAACGAGGCATTGGATTGCCGGGTCTACGCCCGCGCTGTGGCCTGGCTGCTGGGCATCGATCGCTGGGATGAAAGCCGTTGGCAGGATCTGGAAGCGCAGCTCAAGCAGGCCCAGCAAGCTGCCCCAGAACCAGCAGGCCAACCACGCCGACAAAGACGATTTCGCAAAGCCAAGCAAAGCACCTGGTTCGGTAAACAGCAAAGGAACTGGTTTAAATGAGCTGGACACCGGCAGAATTGGCTGCCCTGAAGAAGGCCTATGCAGCAGGTGCCACCCGTGTGTCCTATGAAGGCAAGACAGTTGAGTATGACAGCGGTGCCCAGCTGCTAACCCGCATTCGCATCATTGAAGCTGAGATCTCCGCCTCAAATGGTAAGAAAAAGCCAGTGGCAGGTTTTGTTCGGTTCACCCGGGAGATCCGATGAGAACGAAGTCGGTGCACGTTCCTTTCACCTGGAGTGATCGGGCGCTGGCACTGTTTTCTCCAACGCGGGCTGCAAAGCGTTATGCCAGTCGGGCAACCCTTGCCAATCTGCGCCGGCTTTATGAAGGTGCGCAAAAAGGACGCTTAAGCAACGGCTGGCGTTCCAGCAACACTGCTGCGGATAGCGAGATCGCAGGAGCAGGCGGTCTTCTTCGCGACCGTATGCGGGATCTGGTGCGCAACAACCCGCTGGCTGCGCAAGCGGTTCAGGTGCTGGTCAACAACATGGTTGGGCCCGGCATCCGGCCACGGGCTGCAACAGCGAGCAAGGCACGCAACAAGAAGATCGACAAGCTTTGGAACGAATGGGCAAAGGCTTGCGATGCTCATGGCCACACGGACTTTCATGGGCTTTTGAGCCTGGCCGTGCGTGAGATGATTGAGGGCGGTGAGGTCTTTGCACTCAAGCGCCCTCAGCGTAGCTCCAAAGGCAAAGTTCCGTTGCAGATCGAGCTACGAGAAGCCGATCACCTGGATACCGCCCGGTTAAGCGAGGCCAAAGACAATTCTATCCGTCGGGGCATTGAATACGACACATCCGGCAGGCGGACCGCTTACTGGATGTTTCCAGATCATCCGGGTGATACCACCTCAGCTTTCACGCGCCGGTTGGAATCGGTTCGCATTCCTGCTGACATGGTAGCGCACTTGTTTGAGCGCCAGCGGGTGCAGTCTCGCGGCGTGCCCTGGGGAACGCCGGCCATGACAGCGCTGCGAGATCTAGGTGATTGGCAGCTTGCTGAAATGGTGCGCAAGAAGACCGAAGCCTGCCTTGTGGGTGTGGTACTGGGTGAAGATGGTGATGGCGGGGCTTCTGTTGCCCCCACGGTGGAAGATGCTGACGGCAATCAAGTCGAACAGTTCTCTCCCGGCATGATTGCCTATGCGCGGGGCGGCAAAGATATTCGCTTTAACACACCAGGCCATTCAGGCGGCATTGCCGAATGGAACCGGGTGCAGATGCATATCATCGCCTCGGGTTTTCGGGTGCCTTATGCGCTGATGACGGGAGACTTAAGCCAGGCCAACTTTTCCTCCAACCGCGCCGGGTTGAACGAGTTCCGCCGTATGGTGGATCAAGTGCAATGGCACATCATTATCCCGATGTTCTGCGAGCCTATCTGGGCCTGGTTTATTGAGGCCGCTTACACGGCAGGTCTTATCGATACCCCGGACGTCCCGGCTGAATGGGCACCGCCTAAGTTTGAAAGCGTCAATCCCAAGCAGGATGCTGAAACCGATCTTATCGAGACCAGATCAGGCTTCACCTCCCTGCCCCAGCAAATTGCCAAGCGTGGCTATGATCCACGCGAGGTGGTGGAAGAACAAGCAGCGTTCCTCAAGGAAACCGATGACCTCGGTCTGGTCCTCGACAGCGATCCACGCAAGATGTCCCGCGCGGGCCTTGCACAAGCTGACCTCGAAACGGGTCCGAAACCAGAACCATCCAGCAGCACAGCGAAAGACGAAACCTGATGCCAGAGCAAACGTTAGGCCTGCCGCTTTTGGGGCGGGCTGCAGAAGTGCGTGCAGATAGCGTAGACCGCGAGGCACGCACCATTGAGATTGTCTGGACCACGGGTGCCACCGTCCAGCGCATGCGCTGGGAAGGTTGGGATGAGCTTGTTGAATACGATGAAGAGCTGCAGGTGGATGAGAGGTCCGTTCGCCTGGGGAGGCTGGATGCCGGTGCCCCGTTCCTCAATTCCCACAATGCCTGGCGTCTGGAGAATGTGCTGGGTTCTGTTGTTCCAGGCTCCGTGCGTCTTCAAGACGGGAAAGGCTTTGCCACCATCCGGCTGACAGACGCACCTGATGCCTCAGGCATTGTCCAGCGTATCCTGGAAGGCACCGTGCGCAGTGTTTCCGTTGGCTACCGCGTCCACACTTATGAGATCACAGCACAAGAAGGCAAACGTGAACTCTGGCGTGCCACCGACTGGGAGCCTCTGGAAGTCTCAGCAGTTGCTATTCCCGCTGATCCGGGTGCGCAAACCCGAAGCTCAAATGAGATAGCGCCTTCGTTCAGTCCCTGCACGCTTGTTCGCAACTTGACCCTCTCGTCGCCCTCCAAGGAGTCCGTGATGCCAGATACGCCCAATGACAAACCTGCAACAGATACAGTAAGAACCGATCCTCCGAAAACGCCAGAGCAATCAGCGTCACCTCCTGAGGAAGAGCCCAATGCGGAGGCAGTGCGCACTGAAGAACGCACCCGTGTCAGCACCATCACACAACTGTGCCGGCGACATAAACTGGAAGATAGCTTTGCTGATGATCTGATTGCCCGCGGTGTCTCATTGGAAGCCGCCCGTTCTGAAATCCTCGACAAGATCTATGAGGCTGATCCCCTCAAAGGCAAAACTACGGAGCCTGCGCCTGCTGAGGCACGCAGTCAGGACACACGCGAAGTCTCTTACCGTGATGCACTCACCAATGCTTTGCAACACCGGGCCTCGCCCGATCTCACCAAGCTCAGTGACGAGGCCAGACAGTTCCGCGGCATGACGCTGTTGGAGTTGGCTCGCAATGCTTTGGAACGACGCGGTCTAAGCACGCTTGGCATGAGCAAGATGGAGCTGGCCACCGCCGCCTTTGCCATGCGTTCAGCCGGCTATCACGCCACCTCAGATTTCCCAGCGATCCTTGCCAATGTAGCCGGTAAAACTTTGCGTGATGCTTATGACAGCACCCCGCGCACCTTCCGCCCCTGGGCACGGCGTACGACCATCGTTGATTTTAAACCGGTACAGCGCACCCAGCTTGGCGGCGCGCCGGATCTTGAAAAAGTGTTGGAATCTGGTGAATTCCAATACGGCACCATGGGTGAAGGCAAAGAGATTTATGCGCTTGCCACCTATGGCAAGATCATTGCCATCACCCGGCAGGCTCTGATCAATGATGATCTGGATGCCTTCACCCGCATCCCACGCTCCTTTGGAGCCTCAGCTGCTGATCTTGAAAGCGATATCGTTTACGCCATCCTCAAGGACAATCCGGTCATGCAGGATGGCACCGCGTTGTTCCATGCAAAGCATAACAATCTGGGAGCTGCTGCCAAGATTGATGAAACCTCCCTCACCGCTGCCTACCGTGCCTTTGGTCAGCACAAGGGGCTGGAAGGCAGGCTGATCTCAGTTCAGCCACGCTACATCATTACCCCGCCTGGCCCCCGCTCGGTAGAAGCGCGCAAGCAGATCACCGCAACCACACCGGCCAACACTTCAGACGTCAATGCTTACGCTGGACGCCTGGAGCCTATCGAAGAGCCCCGTTTGATCCCGGCATCAGGTCAGGATCCCTGGTTCCTGACAGCTGATCCAGCTCGCATTGATACGGTGGAATTCGCTTATCTGGAAGGTCAGGAAGGTGTCTTTACTGAAACCCGAACGGGCTTTGAGGTCGACGGTATTGAGCTCAAGGCCCGGCATGATTTTGCTGCTAAGGCCATTGATCATCGCGGGCTATATAAGAACCCCGGCGCGGCTTCCTCTTAAATCCTGATAAGCCCCCGCACCTTATCAGGACAACCTGCACCCGGCTCTACCCAGCTCCTCTTGAGCCGGGTGCAGGGATTTACAAGGCTATGTTGATCAGAGGGGTTCGTTTAGCGAAATACTTCCCCCGAAGTAGCATTGAGATAAAGCCGATTTGCGACGGAACCTCCCCCACAATAAGTGAAGTAAATGGGTTTTCCCCGATGGTTTGAAGACTTCACCCATCCACCCATTTCTTGAAAGTCTTGTTCCGTGCATTGACGTTGCTCAATCAAGGATTGAGCAGCTTTTGTGAACATAGTTCTGTACTGAGCAAAATCATCTGAACCTGCAACTAGCTTTTCGACGCCCGACGCATCCGCAGCAGGATCAGGTGGGCGATCTTGAGACAGGAATTCTGCAGAAACCCATTCAGAGAAAGCACCATCAGTTATACCATTTGAAGAAGTGCAAAAAGCATTCCCCGCATCGACATACTTACTCTGCCCATCAACACAGAAGGCATCATAAGGTTCTGTAACTCGAGCCCAACCACTTTTCGTTTCCAGAACCATTGCTGCCTCACGGAAATAGAACTGACCGACTACTCCGCAATCTACTGAAGGACATGTTCTACGGTTCAACCGCTTTGAGACCACCCAGTATTTTTCATTCTTTTCAGGCCCTATCGATTGCTCTCTCTTGGCTTCTCCTGACTGTGTTTCAGGTTCATCTGGTTTGGGTGCAAACACACCGACAAGCACAAAGCAAAGGATAGAAGAAAACAAGGCGCGCCACCTTCTCTTGAAAGGCTTGAAGGGATAGATGATACCCGCTAGCGAAAATAATAACGCAATAGCTAACAACGATGTGACGATCATATTTCTTCCCCCAGCGCCCAACATAGACCAAAAAGCAATCGGCATCTGAGACGGCCAGCCAGCTTTTGTCCAAATCATAGTCTAGCGACATCTCTACCGCCAAGAACCTGCTTACTTAGTTGTATCTCAACGCTCACTCTCGCATCAACGAAATCCACATCAAAGGCCTACCCATGAAGAACTTCATCTCTCAGGGAAATACACTCACATTCACCAATGACACAGGCGCACCGATTAGCTCCGGCAGCGGCGCCTTACTCGGCACAATCTTTGGCGTTGCCGCCGGCGACATCGCGGAGAACGCAAGCGGTATACTGAACCTTGTGGGCACCTATGAGCTCGCCAAAGCGCCGTCTGAGGCGTGGAGCCTGGGCGCTGCGGTTTACTGGGACAACACGGCCAAACACTGCACCAATGTTGCCACCGATAACACGCTCATCGGCGCTGCAACGGAAGCTGTCGGTGGCGGCGCAGCAGACATTCTCGGCAAGGTCCGCCTTAACGGCTCCTTTGGCTGATGGAGTTTTTTGCCTCGGCGATCGATCTGATCTTTGCCGATGACAGCATGGCCCGCACTGCGGTTTACCGCAGGCAAGGTAGAGGCGACGCTATCCCCGTACGCATAATCCTGCGCTCCCCCGATGCCCTACAACAGTATAATGGCGGCAGGTTTCGTCAGGATGCGGTCTTCATTGATGTGCGGGTAAGCGAAGTCCCTGAGCTATCCAAGCACGATACCTTCGAGTTTTTAGCCGACGACGGAATCCCCTCAGGACAAATCTATGAGATCACTGGCGAGCCTGGCCGAGACCGCGAACGTCTTATCTGGCAGGGGGAAGCCGCCAGCTTATGAAGCTTCTCGTCAAGGTCAACGGCTCTCCAGAAGACCTGATGACAAAAGAGCTGGAACTTGCTGAGAACGCTGTCACCAAGGGCATTCGCACTGCCGGTAAGGGGCTCAAAGAAGATTGGCGCTCGCAAATCCAAAGCGCTGGCCTTGGCATCAAACTGGCACGCACCATCCGCCAGCAAAACTATCCGTTGCGGGGCACAAGTCTCAAAGCAGCCAGTCTGGTTTACAGCCGTGCCAGCAAAGTGGTGGACGCCCATGACCGCGGTATTCTCATCAGATCCAAAGAAGGCTTCTGGCTTGCCATTCTCATTGGCGTTGCCGCCAAAATGCGAGGTCCGCAAAACAAACGCATTACGCCTGGTGGCTTTGAACGGCGTACCGGCATTCGCCTGCGCTTTGTCTATAGACGCGGGCAGCCCTCACTACTGGTGGCAGAGGATGCCCGCTTCACCAAACGCGGGCGCATTGGCAAGAAAGGTGGCAGGCGACGTAAGGACGGTATCTTAACTGGCGCACAGACCATTCCTGTGTTTTTGCTCGTGCCTCAAGTCAAACTCAAGAAACGCCTGGATTTGGACCGAGACACCGAGCTTTGGGGAAGCCGTCTGCCCGGTCTGATTGTTGCCAATTGGAAGGAACGGTGATGGCTGCTAGCACCTCTGAGCAAGTGCTGAGCGCTTTGTTCGAGATGCTGCAAAGCAACACGCCCACTGGCGTAAAACTCCTACGCAATGAAGCTTATCCCGAGCGTATTCCTGCAGCAGGCATTTTGATCCTGCGCGATGGCGATCCGGGTGAGCCGGAAGTGACGCTGTCACCGCCCTCGTATCTTTATGAACACCGCGCCGAAGTGGATCTGCTGGTGGAAGCTAGAGAGGCTGAAGCGCGGGACGCTGCCTTTGATGCGCTGAAGCAGACAGTAGGTGCTGCCATTGCATCCGATAGAAGTCTTGGAGGACTGTGCGACTACATGGAAGCCGAAGCCCCAGCGCCCATTGATCTGGCCCTTGAAGGCACGCAAGCCCTCAAGGCCGCAACCATCACCATCAAACTCATTTACGCCTCCTTCGATCCTCTTGCATAGAAAGGACGACCCATGGCCCGTGCCCGAGGTGCCCGCTCTGTACTGGCAGCTGCCTTTGAAACAACCTATGGCACCGCTCCAGCTGCTGGATCTTATTGGAAGATGCCCTTTGCCAGTTCCAAT